TCATTTAACACTAAGTCTTGGGCAACATTAACATTTACAACTTGTGCATTTGCTGCACTTATATTATTTGTAATTTCTACATTGCTATTAGGTACTAATACATTACCTGTTCCAACAGCACGAAGTTCTAAATCTGCATTACTTGACGTAGTAGTAATAAAATTATCATCAATTAATATTTCTTCAAACTGTGCCTGTTGTGTAACATCAATATTTTGTGTAACTGTTAAGTTTCCTGTAAACCCTCTGTCGCCGTCGACATACGAAAATCCTGGTTCAAACGTTCCTGTAACAGTAAAGTTACTAAATGTACTAGTACCGTTTACGTCTAAATTATTGTTTATAGTTACACTTTCGGGTATATAAATTTCTCCAGTGCCATTAGCACGAAGTTCTAAGTTACTATTTGATTCTGTTGCAGTAATAAAGTTATCTTCAATTAATATATTACCGTTGCTTATTTCACCTGCAATATTGTAATTGCCTGATTGCGTTCTATTACCAGTGTGTTGTAAACTACCTACAACATTTAAATCTGCAAGGTTGTTACTACCTTCTACTGTAAGATTTTCTTCAATTAAAACATCGCTAGAATTAACTTTTACATTACCTGATGCACCAATATTAAGATCTTGATTAGTATTATTAACTTGTATACTATTACTGTTTATTGTAATATCATCTGTTGTTAAAGTGGTAAATGTTGTTTGTCCTGATATAGTTACAGGACCAGTTGTAGTTGTACTTTCATTAACAATAAGTCCATTTGATCTTACAGGATTATTTGTTGTAACTTCACCAGTGCCAGCTGCACGTAATTCTAAATCACTATCTGATACAGTAGTTGTAATAAAGTTATCATCAATTAGTATGTTTTCAAATTGACTTGAACCTAACTGTGACAGATTACCTTGGATATTAAAGTTTCTAATTGTAAAGTCTGTTGCTGTAATATCAGCATCAACATCAATAGTAGCAACTTGTAAGTTTTGGAATGTAGATGTGCCGCCAATTGTAATGTCATTACTAATGCCTACGCTATCAGTAATGTTTACTTTACCTGTTCCGTTAGGTCTTAATTCTAAATCAGCATTACTATCAGTTGTAGTAATAACGTTTGTTTCAATTGTTATGCCGTTTAAATCTGCATCATTTACATATGCAAAATTCCAACGCTTGTCTTCCTTACCTAATGTAAAAGTATCATGTTGATTAGGTTCTAAGTCTTGACTAAATTCTGTATTAAATGTAACTGTATCAGTTGGCTGATCACCTGCTAAAGATAATGTACCATCAAAACTAAAGTTGTTTGTGATATCTAAGTTTCCGGTTAGACTAGTATCGCCATTAAGATTAATAAACGTTGACACAGGACTATCAATAGTCATGCCGCCACTTAGACTTTCTATTGTATTGCCACTTAGTCTTATGTTTTGATTTTGTACTTTTGTTCCATCTATAATAGCAATATTACCATTTGTGGTTACAGTTAAACCTGCTAGTGCATCAACAGTTGACTCGTCAATAGTAAGTGTGCTGTTTCCTGTATCTAAGTCAACAAAAAATTGTTCACCAACTCTAAAATTTCCTAAGTGGTCTGTTGAGCTAAAATAAATTGTACCTGAATTTAATTCTTCAGTTTCGTTTGCTTGTATTGCTCTACTTGGATCATTATCAACAAATTTACCTGCACCTATGTATCCAAAGTTATGTTGGATAAGATACATTAGTGTGTCATCACCGTCTGCTACAGCACCTTTGTTTCCGTATACGTTTGCTGATCCAATTGATCTTAATTCTGCACCATATAATATTGTTGAACCGTCTGTACTTAAATGTCCTGTTGATCCGTTTACAGCATATAATCCTTTGTCAGCAAAATACGTAAATGAGTTAAGCCATTCTACTCTAACTCCGTTTGTCATTGTAAGTGCGTCAACACCTGGTGTAATGAATGTTACAGCGTGGAATAACATACTTGCTTCGTTGCTTGTACCAAGGACACTTGCACCATCTACAAGAGCACCTTTACCTGCATCAGCACTTGCATATCCTCTTGGATCACTTGCACTAGTTGTGCTACCTTGTGTGCTTACTGTAATGTTTTGTACATACGGACTACGTGATGTTACTGTTGCACTAGGAGCAAATCTAAATGCATAACCTACGTCATTTCCACTGTCATAAAAGAAATCTTTTATTGTAAAATTTTGAACAGTAGTTTCGCCGTTAAGATGAAATATATCTCTTGAACTTGAACTACTTGGAGGAGTAATAATTGTATTTCTTATGTCGTGACCTGTAACAGTTACTCCTGCTGGTACAACTAAAGGACATGATTCTTCGTATTCGCCTGGCAATACATAAACTGTGTCGCCCGCTGATACTTGTGTTAGTGCATAATCTATAGTTTCAAATGGTGCTTGTATATGTTCACCATGACTATCGTTGTCTCCATTTTTTGCAACGTAAAAAGTTTTGCCAGGCTTATGAATTAGATCTACTCCGCCTAATGCAAAGTCTGTAGCATTTATTCTGGATACGTTTGCTAGTCTTGTGTTTGTTTCTAGCCAACGTTTATCAGCTTTACCTAAATCATACGGAGCATAATTTGTGCTAGTATCTGGATTGATATCACTAGTAACATCAGTATCAAATGTTACTGTGTCTTGAGCTAATGCATCACCAAATGTAATATTACCTTCAAGTGTAATATTACCATCGGCATGTATATCGCCATTAACTTCTAAGTTTGAAAATACTTCTACTCTACCAGTTCCGTTCGGACGTAGTTCTAAATTGCTGTTACTGTTTGTTGTAGAAATGTAATTGTCATCAATAAAAATATCGCCTGTTTTTACATTGCTACTAGTAATTTTATATCTTGCATCAAGTATTACATCACCTGGAAAAGGTTGTATTGTTGAGCTTTGTATGTTAAAATTTGCTATGTCTGCTTGCGTGTCTGCAATTAGAGATACTGTTCTAGTAGTATCTAAGACATGTAACGGATGACTAGGAGATGCGTTTCTTATACCTATCTTATCGCCTGTTACGTCAAGATAAATTAAGTCTGTTTCAAAGGCTAGGTCAATGCCATTTCTTTCCAGATTGGCAAATAATAACGGACCTGAGATTCTACCTACTTGCGACATTTAAAGTTCTCCTACTTGTATTTATTGGATTACTTGTCGAAGTTATGTAGTACAGTAACTGGTTTATTTAAGTCTGGTGCTGATGTGAATTTGATATACCAACCGTCGGCATATGGTGCATTAGGACCTGTCAAACTTCCGCTTGCACTTTGTTCTAATGTATAGTTTGTTGTACTGATTTGAAATACGTTTTCAACAAGTACTAAAACGTTTTGTGCGGCTACTGGAACAGGAAATTCTGGATCTCCGCTTGCTAATGGACCAAACACAGTTTCAGTTGCATCGCCATTTCCTAAACTTTGTTGTGTAATTCCAACTAGTACAGGTGTAACGCCTCTTACTCCTGCCCATGCTCCGTTTTCATATACTTCAAATCTGTTGTCTGTTGTATTGTATCTAAAGTGTCCATTTTCAGGATTAGCAGGACGTTCTGCTGTTGTACCTTTAGGCACACGTATACTGTTAGTAGATTCCATATACACTTGATCATCTACATCAAATTGTACGCCTCTACCATAGATTGTTCTTCTATTTGTATTTTGTGCCTTGAGTAATCTCATTATGTAATATCCAAATAACTCACTGTACAAGCAAGTCTACCTGTACCACTTGCGGATGGCCCGCCGTTAACTTGTACACTGTCGCCTGCATCTAACACAACTTTTTCTGTGTCTAATGTAAATGTTTCACCTGCTGGTAATGACAGTCTTCTAACTACAGAAGTAACTGTATCACTGTACGATCCACTTGCTGGAACAAAGTGCAAATCAAATTCGCAAGTTTCATTTTCAGGAGCAGACGCACTTGGGTCATACGTATTGCATATTAAAATGTTTGTAATAGCATATGATTTACTTGCTGGCACAGTTAACATAATGTGTCTGTAATCGCCACCACCTTGATCAATAATTGCTTCGTTTACTATTGCCATATTGTTTCCTTAAAAAAGCATACTAAAAACTAGTGCTCTATTCTTACTTATTATTTCATCGCGTTGACTTTCAGCATTAACGAAATACATTCCTGTACCTGCCGCTTGTGCTGGCTTAGCATACAGTAGTATTCCATCATCTGGTTCTACAGGATCTGTTACACCGTCAACGCCTTCATGCGGTGTATATCCCAATCTTAAATTGTCGTCAACAACAACATGTCCTGTTCCTGTTGCACTTAAAATTAAATCTTCTTGACTTGTGCCAAGTGTTTTTATTTCTGTACCATGTACAGTTTGTTCAATTCTAATTCCGTATTGATCTGAATATGTAGGACGAATGTCTTGTATCAAATTACCGTCAATGCCTACTTCAATTCTACTTGGACCTGAAACACTATCATCATACACTTGTACTCTAGTGTCACCTACTTGAACTCTGTTCGGAACAACCGTACCAAAGAAGTTTGTTACAGTATCGTCTACATATTTTTTATTTGGAATATGATCATCGTCAGTTACTCGTGTTTCGTAACCAAATGTTCCTTTAACAGTTAACATACCAGGGTTAGGTGTTACATTGCCTGATAAATTGTATTGCCCCATTAGGTTTAAATCAACACCCGGAGTAACAATACTAACAGTTTCAATACCGCCAACTCTACCGCTTGGAGATCTTACACTCCATGCACCTAAGTCTGTAGTACCACTATTTTGCGTATCTGTCCAGTTTAAACTTTCAACAAACAACCACTGTCCGTCTTCTATTGTACCTCGGTCAACACGAAGACCGGAAGCGCCATCTCTAGTGATGCCGTTCCCGGTTTCGCCTTTGTTCAATACAATAATATTGTCTTCAACTGTTGTGTTAACAGTATCAAGAGTAGTTTGTGTTCCTTCGACAACAAGGTTACCGGTAATATAAACATCACCAACTTCCGTTCCTGTGTCCAGTGTAATCCTACCACCGCTCTTAACAACTACTCTGTAGTTGCCATCGCCTACTCTTAAATACTTGTCCATAAGTTAATCCTTATGCGTCTTCAGTGAAGTCTGTATCGTCTACGCCGACTAATGTATCATCATCACCAGCTTCTTCGAATTCAACAGCACCATCATTGTTTAGAGTACTAAAGTTCCATGCAATTGACTGTCCGTCTAATGCGTTTGCACCTGTTGCACTCGGAGCAACGATAGTTGCCTTACGTCCTGAAATTTTACTAACTCCGTAAGTTTCACCGTCATCACCTTTTACACTAATAGCCATTTCTGTACCTGTTAGTGCTGCTGGCAGTTTGCCTGTTGTTAAGAAACGATCATATGTAGTTGCTGGTGTACCGATAGCCGCTACACGAAACTTTTTAGATCCTAATTGCTTTACAATATAACCTTCAAGTACACCTGATGTACCATAAAAGTCTACTTTGATTTCATTACCACCTGCTGTAGCTGGTCCAAAAAATCTTTTGTTTACTGGTCTTCCCATTTGTTTTCTCCTATATAAGTAGTCCTATCCGGGTTCTATCCGGTACGCTGTGGGTTAAACAGCATAAGTCCGCCTCGCGGCACACTATTTGACATATGTATTTATCAAAAGAGGTAACAGAACTTTTAGTCAAAAAAATAGGACCCGAAGGTCCTATTTTCCAGTTTTAATTAAAACTTAGCTAAAGCTAACATTAGCGTTATTGATCGCAACTTTACCTAAGTAATCTGCTGCGTTACCAAGTGATGATGCTGTGTTAGACAATTCAACATAACCATAACGTGTCATAAATGATACGGTAGGTTCGAATGTTGACGGATCTAATACAACGCCACTTGACATTAACGGAATGTATGGGCAATAGAACGCTGGTGCGTCTGATTCACTTGCACCTTTGTAACCAACAAGTACGTCAGCGTTATCAGCTGAGTAAGTGTTAACGTACACTTTCATTGCATTGTTTAAAGTACCAACCATCTTAGTGTTAGTTGGAGCTTCAAATGTACCTTCAGTTGTTCTTGCAAACGCTGAAGTTGTTGCACTTTGTAGAATTGTTAACGCAAATGGGCTAACTACGGCGTAGTTACCTGCGCCTCTACGTGTACGCTGTGCAATCAAGTTAGCAACACGGTTGATTTGAACAGCTAAAGCAGCATGCTCGTCACCAACGAATGTAGCTGTACCTGATACAGCAGCTTGGTTATATGTTTCAGCGGCATTACCAGCTAGGCTGTTTAGGCTTGCTAAAACTTCTTGATCAATCTCAGCGGTAATTTCTTGTGCTAAAGCAGCCATAATTTCTGCTTCAACGTCAATACCGTGCATTGATTGTGCATCCTGTGCAGCTTCAAAAGTCCAGCGAGCTGATAGCTTTCTTGACTTCGCTTCTACAGTTTGCTTCAAGATTTGAATGCTTAACTTACGTCCAGCTTGGCCTTCTAAAGCTGCTGTAGTAGCTGCTTTATCGTCCGCTGCGTTACCTGAGTAACCTTCAGCAATCTTGAATGGGCTTAATGCCTCTTCACCCGCTGCAGTGTCTGTTCCGTTTGTGCTATCAAAAGCTTCTGCGTAACGTACACGTAACGTGTGGATTTGACCAACAGGGCCAGTCATTGGTTGTACACCAACTAGCTCGTTAGCAATAACAGTTGGCATAACACGTCTGATAACTGGTAGGATAACACGGTTAAGTGTTGCTACGTTACCAGCTGATGTTGCTCCAGCTGTTGCACTCTCAGACAAATACTTGCGAGTGTTTTCTAGTGTGGCAGCCATTACGCTTTTCTTGTTACCGTCTAGGCCTTCAAGAAGAGCATCTTTGGTTTCTGTCCAGCGACTTTCTAATAGTTCTGACATCATTTTCTCCTTAATTTAATCCAGCAAGACGGCGTATATCAAGTACATTTGATTCGTCTGCTTTGACATGTGTCGTTGTTTTTTCTCTGTTGCCTGTAACTTCTGTGCCTTCTGATAATATAGCCTTACGCTTTGCTGGAGTCTGGCCATCAATAACTGATGGTAGGTACTTGTCAAAAGATTTTTGTAATCTATTGGTTTGTACACTTTCCAGTAAGTCTGTCATAATCCCTTGCTGATCTCTGCTCAATGGAGCAATTAGATCGCGCATGATCTTTTCGCGAGTTGCTGCTTCAACTAATTGTTTCTTCTCAGTTGCCTGTGATTCTGCTAGTTCTTTAGCTTTTACAGCAAATGCTTTTGCTTCTTGAAGTTGTTGGTCTTTAAGATCAATAACTTTAAGTAACTTAGCACTTTCGCTTTTTTCGTTTAGGTAGCTATTTGCATATTCATTGCTGAATGACTCAAATATTTTGCGACCAAAATCGTTTCTTCGTGCTTCTTCAATATCTTCTTTAAGTTGAGTAATTTCTCCTTTGAGAACTTTATCAACAGTTTCTGATACCGCTGTAGCACTTCTTTCAACAAAGTTAGTTTTAACTTTCTTGAAGTGTTCTTTAGCTTCACGTACTAAACGTACTTTTGTTTCGGCTAAATCTTTTTTATCTTCATAGAACTCTGCAATTTCTTTAGAAAGAGCTTCAACTACAAATTCCTCAAGCTGTGCATACTTAGATGCCATTGCTTTCTTGTCTTCGTGTAGTTCACCAACTTCTTTTGAAAGTTGATTTAAAACAAAATCTTTCATTAACTCTGCGTTTTCACGCATTGCAATGGCATACTTTGCTTTAGCTTCTGCAAGTTGTTTACGATCTTCTGAAAATTCAGCAATTTCTTCTGCTAGTCTTTCAGATAACATGCTATCAATGGCTTCTACCATTGTTGACTTGTCGTGTTCGTATTTCTTTGCAAATTCTTCACGAAGTTCAGCGGTAACTTGTTGGCGATTCTCAGTGATCTTCGCGTCCCAAGCCGTTTGTATTTCTGCTTTTACTTCTTCTGAAAGTGCGCTGCTCTCGAAGAGTGATTTTAATGCTTCCAACATATTATTCTCCTCAGTTATCGGAGCCCGCTTATTATTCCTAATAAGCTCTCTTTTAAATATTTTTGTGCCTTATGATCGTCTTTAGTTGCCTGTGCTAGTTCGTATGCCTGGTACCCTCCGCGGGTGTTCATCAAGTGTTCGTATATTGGCGTTGGGTACGCTCCAGGAGCACTAGGTTGTGCAACTACGTCCACTGTAATAATTTCAAAGTCGGAAACTTGACCGCTTCCGTCTTCTGATACGTTACCCGATCCCCTGGATGAGACACCTAGCTTAACTCCGCTTTCAAGCATTGTTTGCACTAGTTGCCCCATTGGGGTTGGTAATACTTTTAATTTACCATAACCGTTAGGCCCGTCCATCCATGTTTCTGTAATCATGTGTGATACGCGGTCTAAGTTAATGTTAAGTCCTTCTGGATGATCAACCTCTCCGAGAACACTATATCCTCCCTGGATTTGGTCATTAAGAGTTTTGACAGCCCTGCCAATTTCTTCTACAGGATATACACGTTGGTTTGCATTACGCACTCCGCCCTGTATACAAATACCTTTTAGGTATAAGTCTTTTCCTCCGTTGGAATTTTCAGCAGACTCAACGACCATATTAGCTTGGTCAAATGTCAGATGCTCTCTTAAAAAGTTTTGCATTCAGATTCCTTATTTTGCTCTTTTAGGAGCGCCGTTTAGTGGTGAACCTGCACCCTTATCGGCTTGTTCTGGCTTCCCTTTTTTCTCTGCACCGTGACCTGGTTCTGATTTTCCAGCTTTAGACGCTTTACCGCCTGGTACATTGATGTTTCCGCCGTCTTGGTCTTTTGCGTTCAGATCGCCTAGACCAGCATGGTCACCACTTCCTGCTTCTCCGCCTTTAGCGATGTTAGCTGAAGTACCACCCATGTTATTTGCACTTGCTACTGGTGACTTTCCGCTGTCGCCATTGTCGCCTGTGCTTTTCTTTTCTGCGCCGTGTCCGCTTGCTACTTTGTCAACGTACTCACGCATTTGTTCTCTGTCTGATTTTGGTGTTGCTGCTTCGTCAACTTCTTCTTCTGAAGCTTCGTCAACTTCTTCATCAGTAGCTTCATCAACTTCTTCGTCTGATGCTTCGTCTACTTCTTCGTCAGTTGCTTCAAATGCAAACGCTTCTTCAGGTGCTTCTTCACCTTCTTCGTCATCGCCTTCGCCTTCTTCGTCACCCATCATTTTTTCAAATTCTGCTTTTAGGTCATCAAGTGCATCTTCTAGATCAACAACACGGTCTTCAAGCTCTTCTTCGCCTTCTTCACCTTCTTCGTCGTCACCTTTTTCAATGTCACCTAACATGTCGTCTACTGGATCTCCGCCCATTTCAGGCTCACCTTCGACTTCAAATTCGTCTAGATCAAAGTTTTCGTCTACTTCTTCGTCACTTGACTCATCAACTTCTTCATCACTTGACTCATCTACTTCTTCGTCAGTAGCTTCATCAACTTCTTCGTCAGTTGTTTCTTCGACTTCTTTGTCTTCTTCTTCAATTTCAATATCTGATTCAATTAGATTTGCATAGATGTCTCTTGACTTCTCTACAACAATTTCGTGGAATAGTTCTTCTGCACCGGCTTTGTCTTCATTAACAAGACGCTCGAGCATTTCTTCGAACTTATTTTTATCTGCCATTTTGTTTCTCCTATAAAAGTTTTACCTATGGTAAGGCTGTCATTTGTATTTACTATTTATACGGAAATGTATGTAGATATAGGCTCAAAACGAGCCGTTTTCGCTAGGATTGCGAGATTTCGAAGATTTTCTTGAAATCTTCAAGCTCTATTGTACTAAAGTTCTCAAAATTATTTAGTTCAATTGGCTGATAATTATCTGGTGCTATAACTCTTATAAAGTTAGTTTTTTTATTATCTCTTATAACTGTTTTGGTTTGTCGTAACCAATTACCGTAGAATGTAGCACCTTCGTTGCTTCTTTTGTAATTTTTAGTGTCAGCATATAAATTATTAAATTTACTATGATCATCTAAACCTTTGTAATCAAATCCTAATATATAAATGTTATCATACTCGTGTTCAGCCGCTAGCCATAATGCTGTAGGACCACTTGACCATCCTTTACTAGGTTGAAAGTAGTTAATATTCTTTAATTCAGTGTATGCTTTGTTGTGATTAGTCCAAACAGTGTTTGTATTAGGATAACCGCTTCTAGATATCTCTAATATCATTTTTACATCTACAGCAATTAGATAATCAGGAGCAAAAGTTCTATATAGTGCATTACATCCGTAAGTTACACCTAGTTTTGCTAATTGTTCCGGCTCTATAGAAGCTCTACTTACACCGTTACCTAATACAAAGGCAGTTTTACTGTCTTTATTTTTTATAGACCGTGTTATTTGTTCTTTTTGTTTTTTGAGTTGTTTTTCTAGTCTACGTCTGTTGCGTATTACTAGCCATTCTTCTTTTGTATAAAGAGACTTATCAATTTTGGCCATTATTAAACACCACCAGCCTCCGCTTGTGATGCTATGCCATACATTTGACGTACAAAATCTAATTCATTTTGCATTTCTTCGTGGTGTGTTTCTGATGCTTTTCTTATTCTATTAATTTGACCTAGTGTAAGTCTAGTTTTTCTTGTGTCTGTTGCCTTAACCGGTGATTGATCATGCTCGGGCTCGTAGACTTTATCCTCTACAGGCTCAAGTGTTTCTCTATCAAAATAAAATAATTCTCTAAGTATCATATTGTATTTATACCGTTTGGTCAGTTGTTGGCGTTGCACCTGCGCCTAAATCGGTTCCTGTTGTTGTATCTGGCGGTGTTGCATCTCCGCCGTCTTCTGATGGTACAGTAGCGTCTTCATCTTCCATGCCGCCTAAGTCTGCTTCCATTCCTGCTCCTGAAATACCTCCACCGCGCATTTCGCCTGCGGCATCTGTTGATGGTGTTTCAAGATTCTCGTCATTTTCTTCTCTCCACAGTCTTTCGTTCTCAGCAATCTCTTCTTCTGTCATTCCTAAGAAACGTTTAAGTGCAAATCTATTTGAAATATAAGGAATAGCACTCATTTGTGTGTATGTTGGTACACGAGCATTGTCAACTTCGCTTTGTCTATACGATGCAAAGTTCTGTGGTGGTTGGAAAATAAGGTCAAACATTGATGTATCAACGTTCATGCCTTTTTCTAACAAGTACTTTTTAAATTCTTTGTCAAATTCTTCAATGAGCATACCTTGTAAACGTTCACAGTATGTATTAAATCTTAATTCTTGAATATATGCTGTTCCGACTCTACCGTCATTGTACTGACTACTTGCATCTTCAGCCCCTGTAGGCAGGTATGAGCTAGGAATTCGTAAACCGCGTACGAGCTTATTAGTAAAATATCTAAGGTCATCAATTTCTCCTAAATTTGTACCACCGGGTAACGTTTCTACTTTAGAACCACGTCCTTCTGCTGTTTGCGGAAAGAAGTAATCTTCATTAATACTTAACGGGTTGTAACTACTGTCTATAACATTGGTACCCCCGCCTGATTGGCTTGGAATACGTCTTTGGTGAATCTCAGTTTTTACACGTTCTACGAATTGCATAGCAAGGTGACTAGGCATATTACCTACGTCAACATAGAAAACACGTCTTTCAGGAGCACGTTGTACTCTGTATATAATGATTGCGTCTTCTAATAGTTCTTTTTGCTTGTATACTTTGAATATTGTTTCTAGTAATGAATTACCAAAAGGATAATTGTTATCTAAACCTTCGCTCATACTTAAATGTACAACGTGTTTAGCATCAACAGCAATCTCTGACTCTTCTCTACTCCACCTAGTACCTGCTTGGCCACCGCTATTGGCTCCTATGTGACCTTTACCAGCACTTGCACTTTGGTAACTACCCATTCCGCCATTGTTAATTTGACCGTTTGTTTGATGTGGAGTAGTTGCTACTAGCTCTCCAAAGTTTAAATTGAAATCTTTTACAATATATTGCTCAGGAGTTTTACCTTCTGATTCATTTACAATAATTTTTGTTAGGTTTGCTGCATCTACATGATACAACTTTGCAGTTTCTGGATCTCTAATAAAAATTTGATCTCCGTACTTAAATGCATTACGGATTAATCTAAACATACGTGTTTCAAACTTATTAAGTTTGCACCATTGTTGTAGATATTTTTGTAAAATGGTTGTTTCTGAGTTTGTTGCTTTTTGTTTAAAGCTCAATGCAAAGTTTGTACCGTTCTGATCATTTTTTTGAGTACAAAATTCAGCAAGAATGTCTAGTGCCGCATTAACTTCTGAATCACTATCCATTGTATTGTATTGTCCATAGCGTTCAACACGGTTAGGACTACCAACATATACATCAGGTAGATGTGAATTATAGTTTTTAGTTGCAGGACCTGGCTGAAGTCCACCGTTAGAATTGCTAAACGGACTATAACTTCCTTCTGCGTTAGTACCCGTTGGTACTGGTGTAAAGTATTTTTTCCAGCTCATCGTTATCCTTAATCAACTAACTCTTGCGTTAGGCGTTTGTGTGCTGTATTAACGTCTCTAATTTGAATTAAAGTGTCATTCATTGCACCTAGTGTTGTATTTAACTGATTTGCAACTTCTTGGCCCATTCCTGAACCCATATTCTTAATTACATCAGCAGCCGCTGTACCTGATCCACCACCAAATAGGCCTTTGTTGTCCTCTGCTAGTGCTTTATTCATGTCTTCCAGCGACCTTGCTATTTCTTGCATATGTCTATTATACTGTGAAAGCTCATTAATGTCAAGATCTTTTTGTATTGCATTTACATTGGCGGCAAAATTCTCTAAATTGTTGATTCTTTCAAAAGCACCAGCAACTCTTTCCATTCCTGCGCCTATACCGCTCATTTTTTCTAATCTTTGTATAGCTTCTGGAGTTAATCCAAGGTTTTCGGCCATATCATTTTGAGAAGCTGACGGAGATCCATCTTCATCAGCACTTCCTATTGCTCTACCTGCGGCACTTCCGCCAAAATAACCTAGTGTACCACCAATTAATCCACCTATTGCTGTACCAATAACAGGAACAACTGAACCTAAAGCGGCTCCAGCAGCTGCTCCTGCAAGTCCGCCTGCCATTCCGCCGCCAGTTGCGGCATATTCTTCAGTTTTTTGTGCGTCTGATAGTTCATTGTTTTGTGATGTGCTATACATGTCATAAGCACCAAACAATAGTGCTAACGGACCTAATCTTCTTAATGCTTGTTTGCCTATACCTGCAGCTGTTGCTCCTGCACCTGTTGCTGTTGCTGTTGCTGCACCTGTGGCAGCTCCTCCGCCGAGTCGAGCTGCGGCTTTTGTGCCTAAACTGCCTGCTAATGACGTTGCGCCTGCGGCTAATGCACTAACTACAGCTTTGGCCGCAAACAATCCACCTATAGCAAGTACTAAGCCACCTATAACATCTGGATCTGTAAATATAGCCTTGAAGCCATCTTTAATTCCTGTTGCCAATGCACTACCTATTGGCGCTAGTACACTTCCTATAAGTCCTTTTTTCTCGCCATCTTCACTACCAAACAATGCTTCTTTAATTGCTTTGCCAGGATCTTCGCCGAATGCTTTAAAAAATTCTTGTAATTTTGGTGTAACTGTTTCTGTTAGATATGTGCTAAACCCTTCTAGTGCTGTTTGGAACGGAGCAGCTGATCCTTCTTCACCTACAAACCCAGTGAACCACTCTGTCATACTATTTAAGGCTGGTGTTAGTGTTTCTACTATTGGATTAATAAAGTTATCTGTTAGTGCTTTCTTTGCATTGCCAACAGCAGTTAAAAATTCACCCATTGCATTTAGTTCGCCGTCTTTTGGTGGTACTGCTTTTGAAGCTTCCATATCTTCTATAAACTTATCTCTTGCAAATACTAGTCCCGAACCTGTATCAGTAAAGTATTTTCCTATCTTATCAGTCTGTCCTTCAAACAATGCTGATATTTCTCCTGGTATTCCTTCACCACCTGCGGCTGCAAGTGCAAGTATTCCTTCTAAGTCGCCTGCCGCGGCTACTTGTGCTTCTAAGTAATCGGCCATTCTGTCAGATTGTCCGGCAGCAAATTGTTCTTGTGTAACAGAAGTATCAAGTGCTTTTTGTAACATAGCACTAACTAAGTTTGCATTTTCACTTTGTGTTGCTGTAAACATTTGAAGCTCTCTTGTTACCGGAGGCATCCCTAAAAATTCTGCTTTTAATGCATCAACAGCAACTTTACCGCCAGTGGCCTGCGCCTCAGCCATTGCAGCATTTAATTTTGCTCTTTCATCTTTATCAAGTTTTGCTAATTCCATCTGGAATGCTATGTCCATTTGTGCTTGTGCAAGTTTATCTTGTTGTGTTTTAATATCTTCGCCTGTTAACTTTGAAAGTGTTAACATATTCTTTGTCAAACTAGCAGCTGCTTCTGCTTGTGCCGCTCTATCTTGTACTTCGCTTCTTGAACCTGCTCTATTTAAATAAGCACTCAAACTCATCTGTTCATTTACTTGTTCCATTGACAAACCCATGGATTGTAATTGTATAAGCATGTCTGAACCAAGGGCATCTGTCATTCCTGCAACTTTCCTAGCACCTTGTGTTACAGTGCCACCAAACCCTGCCATCATTTGAGTGTTTTGAGCAACCATTGCGCTAAACTCTTCTAATGGTAAACGTGCCTCGGCGGCTGTTGATCTTAAATCTGATAAACTATAACCAAAATCAGCACCTGCTGTAGCCATTGATTGGAATGATTGATAACTTCTATCAAGTATTCCGGTGAACATTGTTAAAGTTGAGCCAACTAATGGTATATGTTGTGCAAAACTTGATAAACTGTCACCGCCTGTTAATAATTCGTCAGCAAAACCTTTTAATCCGCCAATAGCTGCACCTATACCTGCTGATGCAAGTTTAAACAAGCCACTGCCCATGAGGTTTAGGTACTTGGTATTGTCTTTTACAGCGTCAGTGTTGTCTTCTACAGCATCTCTATGCTTAGTTGATACTTTAACACCTTCTTTTTGTGCGTCATTGTAGGCTTTTTGTGTTTTAGCTCCCTGCGATTTAGGGTCAGCACCAGTTTTGCTGGCCATTTTTTCCATAGCCGTAACTAATCGAGCAAGTGTTACTTCGCTTGCAACACCGTTCTCGCCACCTACATTTTCAATTCTAATTTCGTCAGCCACTTATTTTCAGATCCAGTTAAGTACGTACATAAATATATTTGGTATATACGTTTATATAGTATTTAGCCAGGAGAAAAAATGGAAAACCAAAAAAACAATCCGTTACAGAAATATTTTAGACAACCGAAAATATATCTCACTTTACCAAGTGGCGGAAAATTTTACCCTGCGGGAAGTCTAGAAGTATCTGAAAGCGGAGAATATCCAGTATTTCCAATGACGGCTAGGGATGAAATAATGATAAAAACACCAGACGCTTTACTTAATGGAGAAGCGACTGTTGCTGTTATTAAGAGTTGTATACCAGCGATCCTTGATCCGTGGAATATGCCTTCAATGGATCTTGATGCATGTTTGATTGCAATTAGGATTGCAACGTATGGCGAAAAAATGGAGATTAGTATTAAGACTCCTGTAACAGGTGATGAAAAAGACTTTGATTTAGATCTACGAATTATGTTAGATCAATTTTCAAATGTAGAGTATATTAGTACAGTAGACTTAGGCGAGTTAAAAGTTAACTTGCGTCCTTTAACTTATGGAGAGTTTACAGAAACTAGTAAAAAAACATTTGAAGAACAAAGAATATTTCAAATTCTAAACAGAGACGATGTAAGCGAAGGCGACAAACTTGCAACATTTAATACAAGTTTTAAAAAATTAACAGACCTTACTATTGCAACACTTGAAAAATCAATTGCATCAATTGAAATAGGCGACGATGTTGTTACTGACAAAGAACACATTAAAGAGTTTATTGCAAACACTGACAAAACATTATTTGAAAGAGTTACTGATCATGTTGAAGTGCAAAGATCACAATTTCAAGTTAAGCCGTTAATAGTAGATGCAACTCCGGAAGAATTAGAAAAAGGAGTACCTGCAACATATGAGGTTCCTGTTTCATTCGATCAAGCAAATTTTTTCGTATAAGGATATTAGCCCTACCAACGAAACAGATTCTTCACGAAGTTGATATCCTAGAAAAAGAAGTGAAGGAGATGCGTTACAATTTGTTTAAACTCGCATGGCACATGCGTGGATCACTTTCTACGGATGAAGCGTTTGAACTCCCTCCAGAAGATAGAGATATCATTGCTGATATAATTAAAGAAAATCTTGAAACAACTAAAAAGTCTGGCTTGCCTTATTTCTAAGCAGGTTTCGTAAGCATTTGTTTTACTACGTCTTGTAGTTTTGCTTGCTTAATTTGATCTGCTAGAGCAACTAATTTTTCGTTGCTAGGTGCTTGCCCAGGCTTTTGTTTTGGTTGTTGCACTGTACTTGGTTTAAGTTCAACATTTGCTTCTTGACCAATTTGTGCAATTTGATCATTTGACATACCTGCATCGGAAAGTATATTAACTATTGAACCTGTGTCAGTTGGAGAACCTGCTGACTTCCATGCTTTAAATAATTTGTTTGCTGTAACTTTATTGCCCAAGTCTTTGGCTTTTTGTTTAACAGCACCTGCGGCTTTACCTGCAAGTTTTCCTGCGCCACGTTTTAGTTTTGCACCCATTGTGTTTGGATTGTTTAAAGGTAGTTCACCTTGTGCAGGTGCTTCTGCTAAAAACTGTTCAAAACGTGCTTCCATGTCTATTGATTCTGCTTTGTCTCCTACAGGACCAAAGTCTGAAAGTTTTTGATTTTTATCAAAATTCTTATCTACTGGCTGGGCCATGCCTCCACCTTTAAGTGCTAGTTCTAGTTGCTCTTTTTCTTTTGGTGGAATAGATTTTGCTTTTTGTGCAGAATCTACTTTGCTGTCTACAGCGGTCATTGCACCAGTAACAGCAGCCGCTGCTCCTTCGCCTGATGCTTCAATTGCATTTAACAATTTGTCTAAGTTGTCACTAGCCGCTGACCATTGTTTAACTTGATCAGTTGTCCAACTTTGTTCTGGAATATCTTTAAGTGCATTCCATAAGCCTGTAAGCTCTTTGTTTTCTTGTGTGATTTCTGCCATAAAGTCATGGAACTCTGCAGCTTCTTTATAATATTCAGGAGTAAATGTTGTTGTATCTCTTAGTGCAGCTTCAAACCCTTCAAATTCACTTATTTGTTCTGGTGTTAATATTGTATCATAGTTGTAATAAAAATTGTTTATATTACCACTCATGGTCAGTTTAGTTGAACCTTCCAGTACATCTGGAGTAAATCCTTTTTCAGCAAACACAGCATCTTTGGCTGCTGTCATATTTGCTTCTTCAAAACTGCCTGCTAGTGCTTCAAGATCAGCATCGCCTGCTGTTGCAATGTTTTCCCAAACAGCATCTGAAATATATCTAAATGCCGCTCCAGCAAGAGCACCATATGCTGCTACTTTAGCAGACTTACCTACAGCGGTACTTAATTTTTCACCTTGTAGCAAACCTTTAGTTGAACGTAAGATTAAACCAGCGGCAGCACCACCTGCAGGACCACCTGCAAACGCAGCGATTGTTGTTAGTATTGCAACACCTAGTGTTGCTTTGCCTGGATTTTCTTTTGCCCAATTACTAACAGCCTCAATACCTTTAACAACTTTACTGTCGCTGTTTTTTGATTTAATATCTGCTTTTAGTTTTTCAAATTTAGCATCAGCATTTTGTACAGGACCTGCGTCTTGTGCCATTTTGCCAAGTTGATTAATTTTTTGATCTATTTTCTTAGCCATGTCTACAGGTAGTTTTGCAATCTTACCTGCTTTGCCTAACATGCTAGTGTTGTTACCACCTGCCATTGCTGACTGTTCAGCACCTTTAAATATACTTTTTATTTGATCAGGTGTAAGTGTTGCTTCTGCTAAACGTGTGTATTGTTCTAGCATAGGCCATAATTCTTTTTCCCAACGGTTTAGATGTACCTGTTGTGCTTCTGTAAGTTCTTGCCAGCTCTCTGTAAGTATTTTTTGTGAACCTGGCGCAAAGGTTGTTACTTCATTTAACTTCATAACATACTCGCTAATTGTTTTTTCTCTTGCGGATTTAATGCTTTTAATTGTTTCATTATTGCAGGTGGAACTTTAGGTTGTGCTTGCTTAGTTTGCCCTGCTTGTCCCGGAGCAGCCGCTTGCGGTGCGGCGCCAGCCGCGGGTGCTGTTTTTTGAACACCTTGTTTACCTGCCATAGCGTCTTTGGCTGCTTGCATCATCGCTTTATTAATAATGTTCTTGTTAACTACACCACTAGGAATGCCAGGAACTTTAACACCTTTAGAATTTAAAAATCCACTAAGATCTTCACCAGTAGCAGTTTTAATGTCTTTGTCTTGCGTACCAAGATATCTACGAAACTCGTTGTATAAGTTATTTGCTGTATCAGATAAATCAGCTTTACCAGCTAAGTTACCTGCTTTGCCTTTCATACCAATAGCACCAAGAGCTCGTGATCCAGCAGCTTGTCCTGCTTTCTTTAACATTCCTACAGGTGCTTCTTTAAGTGTTACATCATCTATACGCATTTTGAATCCTTTGTGTAATATTACTTTGTATTTATATGTTTCGTTACACGAAACAACTTTTCGCTTACGCTCAAAGTAAACACTTCGTTTGTATGAAAGTAGTAATATATGAATAAAGCATTTTTACGTAGTAAAAATGTAATTACTTCATGTAGATTGTTTCAGTCAGACGGAACCTGTTTATGGTTCCATCCAATCTTGACGCTTGCGCTCTTCATGTGAGTGGCCACAGCCGAGACATTGGAAGTAGGTTATTTGTTTATACACAAAGTACAATGGGCTCTGACCTTTCCCAACCTACGTCGACATATGTAACATAAAACGTACATTAACTAGGTTAATGTGCAGTTTATATAACATTACCTCTCGCTTCGTTCCTATTGCTAAAGAGTTTTTATGTACTGTGTTTGTGTTTTTCGACTGCCAACATTCAATCTATATCAACTAGTGAGCCCAATTTGTTTGGTGGCTTCCACACTCTGGTGTGTCAATCAATATGTACGTGTGCTTCTATACGAGAGCTTTTTCCACAGCGGTATTTTTATTCTGGCCCGCCAACCTTATGTGTTGGAATGTTTTGCCTGTATGTGATGTTCTAGCAATGCCTGTTTTAGTTTGTCTGATCCGCCCACTCTAACATTAATGATACCGTTGTAGTAATCATCTGTTTCAAGTACTCGCCTGTCAAACTGCTCTCGTGCCTCTATGTAGGACATTTCGCCCCTACCTTTACATAGGTATAATATTTCTCTTGTGAAGTGTTTTTCGCCTAGTTCTTTTACATCTGCATTTAGTCTGTCTGAACTTCCATAATATGTTTGCCAGTCAGATTCTTTATAGCCTCTACGTTTATTTTTTCTTCCTTTTAAAGGAGGTTTAGTAGTTTTAAATTTTGCTAGTTTTTTGCCTATGTATTTTTGCCCTGTTTTTTTATTAGTAATTAGATATACGAAGCCTTCATACTCTTCAGGAATTTTGGTTATTTTTTTGCCTTTGTATGTCCAGCTCATAATGGTACTTACCTAGCACTCATTAAGATTTGGATTAGTTCTGAGTTTTGCCTTTATGTTTTTCGTGTATTTCGTCCATTCGCTGTTTTGCTAATGTTCGCAACTGTCTTAATGCACGTCTTGCACTTGCGTGAGTACGTACAGAATTACGTTTTTCAAACTTCTCGTTTTCGTCAAAGTACTCTAAGTACGCTTTGATTAATTTGTCATGTGTGTCATCGATCATTCTACTACTTCAACGTCGTTCTCATAACTTGTAAATCCGTTTTCTTTTACAACTTTAAGAACGTTGTTAACTCTACCAATTAGTTCGTCTTTGTGAGATATTAGATAGATATTTTTATCACGTTCCCTACCCATCTTTTTAAGAACAGCAAGACTGTTTTCAACACCGTTACTGTCCATACCACTATCAATAAGTTCATCAATAAACAATAAGTTTATATTTTGATACAAACTTTCCCAAACATCTCTAAACGCAAAACTCATACCAAGTATAAGTCTGTTACGCTCACCTCTTGACAAATTGTCAAAATCTAAATCTTGTCCTAATTGTGTAATTTCTACAGATAGGTCATTTAAGAATGTAACACTATGCGGTAGGCCTAGTTTGTCAAGATAGTATGTAAGTCTGTTGTTTAGATATGCTAAGTTTTGATCTATAATTTTCTTACGTATAAACGAATCTTTGTTTGTTAATAATTTAAGTAAAAACTCTTGGTGCTCTTTTAGAGAGGTTAGTGTGTTTACTTGTTCCCAGTTAATTTCTTGTTTTGCACTATTTTCTAAATCGTCAATTTGTGCTTGATAAGGATCTTCTTCGTCTTTCTTAGATGACCATGCTTGCTTCAAGCCTTCAACATTTTGTCTGTGTTCGTATGCTTCTTTAGAAGTTTCATAAAACGTGCTAGGCTTACCATTTATATCACCAATTTCGCCTAGTGCTTCTGCAACACCTGTAACTTTTTCTGCAATCTCTGATTGATACGAAATAGCATCTTCAAGTTCCTTGCTTTTGCGTTCTGCAATTTCTGCTTTTTTATCATCAGGAAGATCTTGTCCGCATGAGTGACATGTACCTTGATCTAAATTATCGGCGTCTTTTTTCGCTTTTTCTACAGACTTGTCAGCACGTAATAATGCAGGCTCTAATGTGCTTAATTCTTTTCTAAGAGCCAAAATAGCATTGTTATGCTCGGTCCAATTTGCTAATTTTTCGTGTGCTTCTAGTTCAGCATCAATGTCTAAATGTTCAAATTCGTCGATTGCTTCTTTTAGTTTTATAACGTCTGTAGTGCGTTTACCAAGCCATGCTTTTTGCTTGCTTTGCAAACTTACAATAGTTTCGTCAATCTTTTCATTTGCTGTTTGCAATGCATTAATACGCATTGTTTCTTGACTTAGATCGTCTTTGGTAACTTTTATATCTTCTTTAAGAACATCTGCTTTTTCAGATAGTATTGTAATACCTAAAAGTTGTTCAATAATATCTCGTTGATCATTTACACGCATACTTAGAAACGGTTCTGTGTATGTGTTTAACGCAACAACATGTTTGAACATATTGTGACTCATACCTAAAAGGGTGTCAATTGATTCTTGTGTCTTACGACTATCACCTTGGCTTTCGTCTATGTCAACTTGTTCTTCATTATTAATGTAGAACTTTAATATATTTGGAGACCTACCACGTTCAATGCGATACTGAAGATTGTCCTTCTCAAAAGAAAGTGTAACTAACATACCTTTTGAATTAGTTTTGTTAATTAAATTATTCTTTCTAATGTTTGTTAGTGCATTTCCGTAGAGTGCATAACTTAACGCATTAATGATTGTAGTTTTACCAGTACCGTTTCGCGAGCCTGAGTCGTCACCTCCTTGATCTAAGTTTTCGCCGAGTACTAGTGTTAATTGTTGTTTGTCGAAATCTACCGCTTGGGTTTGATTCCCAACACTCATAAAATTTCTTACTGTAAGGTCTTTAATTTTAATCATGTGCCAACCCGTTATAAATCTCCAAAAGTTTTACCTTATCAAATGACTCTGTATCAAGCTCTGATATTTCACCTGCAACAATTTGGTCAACACTAACAAATGTGCTAATGTCTAAGTCTGTTGAAATTTCCTCAATTTGTGATTGCGGAATAAGTGTAATTTCTCGGCACCTGTATTGATTAATAAATGTTTCTTTAATAAAACTTGCTTCTTCATAACTTATATCAATATCAAGTTCTACACGCAGATACATTTTGCTTTTGATAAGGGTGTCTTGTTCATCAATTAGTTTTGATAATTTTACAGTCCTGTACTTAGGACAATCTGGCCAATCAATGTATTCTGGTTCTTTGTCATTTTCTCTATCAAGAATCATCATGCCACGCTCGTCGTCCCAAGCGTCAGCATAGTTGTGCGGAAATGCATTACCGATGTAATGTATTTTTCCTTGTTTTTGTCTTTTGTGGAAATGTCCACTAAACACATAGTCTTGATTTTCAAAGTGTTGTTTATTAAGATCGCCTCCGTGATCGGGCATCTTAACCATTGCATTCATATAGAAACTAGGAAGTTCAAAGTGACCAAACATATACTTGGCTTTACACTTTTGTATTTTCTTCCATTCGTCGCCTACTAACCATGGTACAAGACAAACGTCATCTTCTACTAGCATTTCGTCAACAAACGTAATACCAGGAATGTGTTTTGCAAATGCTGTTGAGTTTACATCTCTTTTGTCTTTATAATATAAATCGTGGTTACCGTCAAAGAAGTAAAATTTTTCAAATGCGTTACCTAACTTTTCCATAGAGCGTATAGTTGCGTCCATAGTTGTAAGGTTAAGGCTATTCCTATTGTGATGCCAGTCACCACAGAATATACCTGTTTCACAGTTATTCTTCTTTGCTGTGTCGATAAACCAGTCTATAAATTCTTCACAGTCATCATTATGGATGCGTGAATTACTCTTTAGACCAAAATGGATATCAGTAAAGACAGCGGCTTTTTTAAACAAAGTCAGTCCTCCATAAGGCTTTTATGTTAGTATTGTACATACAAAACTATTTGTTGTCAACCGGTTTTTTTTCGTTATGGATAGAAAAACTGGCTTGCTCGTTACGTTTTACACTTGCTTCCCACTCGCCTTGTGCTTGTCGAGTATAGGAAGGGTTCAAATCGTTCATTTCTAAAATATCGTCTCTAATGTTTTGATTACGCTTTTCGATATTGATAACACGAACAAATGAATTAGTAACAGCAGCGGTATAGTAAGCAAAAGGATTATTACTTTTAGATTCATCAAATTGTAGTCCAATCTGTGCAAGTTGTAGTATTGCTTGTCCTTTCATTTCGTCATTGTAGGTATAGCCACGTACATTACCTCGTGTAGCATAACGATCTACTAATTTTAGCCACATAGTAGCAAGTGTATTTGTTGCCTTACCGTGACCTTTGTCAAAGTAACCGTTTTCCATACCGCCAACCCAATGGCTTTTGCCTACGCAGACTAAATCTTCGCTTGTTTCTGTATACTTAAAATGTTGAAATGGTGGAAAGTTTAATTTAGTTTTTGTATCCGCGATTGTTTTTGGGTTCTTTTTTCTTCCAGGTTCTTCTGGAATATGATCAAAAGTCATAACCCTAAAAATAAGCTCTTCTTTTGTGATCTTTTTCCAGTCAACTTCACATTCTGCTTGCTTGACCTTTTCACCTGCCATTTTGCGTCTTTCGTACTCGGCTGTGCTTAATCTTTTTGCTTTTGCTCTTTTTGCTTCAGCAACCGTTAATCTGTTAATTTTATTAATATCTGTAACTATCAAATCGAACTGATGATATGACGGATCTACATAACTATTAAAAGTGTTCTTAGATTTATGGATTTCTGATAATATGTCCTTATTGTTAAGGTAATTTCGTTTTCTCAATGATATTCTCCAAGTTATTAAACACTATTATAAACTACATACTTAATTATGTCAACTAAATAATGTATATAGGAGATGTGAAATGGCAACAAACCCATTCGACAGCATTGGAAAGGCTGTAAAGACACAAGCAAACAAGGCGCTTTCAGCACTAGAACAAGGTGCAGAAGCCTCAGTACAGCAATTTGTAGGAGACAAGCTCAACACAGGTGTTGGCTTTATTGATAATGCTATCAAGGATGTAGCCGCATATGCTTTTGGTGCTGCAGGATTTGCTAAATTAGCAAGAAGCATAAACTTACCAACAGGCGACAAAGGAAAAATTAAATCTAATGTTGCATCTAGTTTTAAGTCAACAGCAAAGGATGCAGATTGGCGTGTAAAACTAAGTTTACCAAAATCACCAGATGTTAGTAGTGCAAAGTTACTTGCACCGTTGTCTGCAACTAACGGTCTATGTTTTCCATTAACTCCTACAATTATTGTAAGTCACAGTGCAAACTATAATACCTTACAACCTGTGCATACAAACTATCCATTTCAAATTTATGAAAACAGTGCCGCAGACGATATTGTTATTACAGGCGAATTTCCTGTAGAAAATCCAGATGAAGGAAAATATTGGATTGCTTGTATACACTATTTGAGAACAGTAACAAAAATGTTTTATGGTCAAGGATCGGAAAGTGCAGGAGCACCACCTCCTGTAGTAAGATTAAATGGTTATGGAGATTATATTTTTAATAACGTGCCTGTAGTAATTTCAAACTTTACAGTTGACTTACCAGCTGACGTAGACTATATTGCATGCGGACTTACAGATGAAGAAAAAGGGTCTACAAGTTGGGCACCTACAAATTCTCAAATTAGTATTACACTCAAACCTACATTTTCAAGAAGAAGAACAAGCGAATTTAACTTACAGAATTTTGTTAACGGTGACTACATCGGTGGCGGTGAGGGCTTTATCTAATGGCAAATTACAAATCATCAAGTCCTTGGCATAAAACACAGTACACTAGAACAGGTGCATTAGATATACTAAGAATACGTCCTGTTCCTTCGTCATCAGACGATGCACAATATACTATTGAAACACAATATACTCATAGACCAGATTTATTAGCATATGACCTTTACGGGACACCAAAATTGTGGTGGGTATTTGCACAACGAAATATTAACACTATAAAAGATCCTGTTTTTGATATGGTAGCAGGGACAACAATATATTTGCCAAACGCAGATAAACTAAAAAGAGCTTTAGGGATATAAATGATTAGCCCAAAGAAAATAATCGAAAACAAGGTACAAACACTTGCTAACAATTTAGGCGACCCGCTAGAAAATGTAAGTGCATCAGCAGTATTTGGTGATATAAAAAACACTACAACTCAAGTTTTTGATGCTTCTGGGGCAATGTCTGTTATGTCTGATCAATTTTCAAAAGTAGATGTAGCAGGACTTGCAACACAAGCTAGAAATTTAGGACAAAAAATTCCTGCACTTGCAGACGTTGAAGATATAAATGCAATATTTCCTCCAAGTTTAAATCAGTTTGCAAACGGAGCCGGTGCAGCCGCAGTAAGCAAAGCAGAATCATTAGTAGAACAAGTTGTACCATCAATAAAAGGGATGAGTGTGGATGAGATTGTTGACACTGCAACTAAAGCACTTGATGAAATTGGTGACGGCATTATAAATGCTGTAGAACAAGAAGTTGAAGCGTTTCAAGAAAAGCATAAAGACACAGCCAGGGGAGAAAAGAGTCAACCTGAAAAAGAACCAAAAGCACCTGGTGTAACATTAAAAAACCCGTTAAGGTCATTCAATAGTTGCAATGCTATTTTTTCGCTAGGTGTATTAACAGCAGACAGTGCAAACAATCCTAGCTCAACATATATTCCTAACGGTGCAGACTTTACAATTTTACGTAGCGGCGGCGGAGGCATTGACGAAAAACGTATACAATCAATTTACGATACTGTTGGAAACGAAAGCGGAAATACAGAATATTTTATAGATGATTTTGACATGACCGCTGTTGTTGCTTCTAATAATAAAACAGGCGCAACACAAGCAATTAATTTTAGTTTCTCAGTAAAAGAACCTTACTCAATGGGTGTATTTTTACAAGCATTACAAGCAGCGGCTTTTGATGCAGGATTTGAAAACTATTTACAAGCACCGTATTTGTTAGAACTTGACTTTGTAGGATGGAACGACGAAGGTGGAAAACCAGTAGCATATAGTAATAGAAAACTTCCATTCAAACTAATATCGATTGAATTTGATGTAGAGTCAGGCGGAAGCACATATCAAGTACAATGTATACCTTGGAATGAACAAACATTTTCAAATGACGTACAAGAGTTACAAGATACTATTAGTATAACTGGCAGAGACATGCTTGAAATATTGTCAGTAGGCGAACAAAGTTTATCTACAGTTATTAATGACAAGTTACAACACATTGCAAATGAATCTTGTCAACCAGCAACAGATTATTACCTTATTAGATTTCCAACAACTAGAGAAGGCGATATAGAAAAAAGTTATTTGAGAGATGCAAGTATCACTAACCAAGCAACAGTATCAGACAGTGAGGCACAATCATCACGTAAGGGTGATCAAGCGGCAGAAACTGAAGAATCAGGAGTTACAGCATTTTTTAAACGGCTAGGAGTAGACACAAGTAGTAGTGCATTATTGCAAACTCTAAAAGGAGACTCTATTCAGAATCTTAATAAAATAGGCGCAAGTCTAATGATATCGGACTTCCAAGAAGGCGGCGATAATCCTTTTGGATTAGGTTTATATGCATATGATTCAGAAGCAAATGTTTACAAAAGAAATGGTGTAGAACTTACAATGAGTGATGAATTAAGAACATTCAAATTTACTCAAGGTACACCTATTACAAAAGTTATTGAAGAACTTGTACTTGTAAGCGAATACGGTAGAACAGCACTTAATAGAGTAGATAGTAAAGGCGAAATAGATTGGTTTAGAATTGAGTCCAAGTGCTATATTATAGATGATAGAGAATACGAAAACGCAACTGGCGAAACACCAAAAATTTACGTTTATGATGTTGTGCCTTATAAAGTAGACGCTAGTAGATTTAGTGCGCCTAACCAAGCAAATGCAGGTCTAATACAAAAAGCAAAACACACTGTAAAAACATACAACTATATCTACAGTGGTACAAACGAAGATGTATTAGGTTTTGATATAAAATTTAATGCGGCATTCTTCCAAGCAATACGAATGGATATGGGACAGCTTTCTGCAAGTGATGTAGTTAACGATAGAGAAAAACAAACAACAACTCCGAGACACCCAACACTTGGTCCACCTAGAGACGGAACTGGATTACCAGAAGGCAGAACTAGGTCAGTTATGAAAACTGGTAATTTTAACGGCGGTAGTTATAATAAACAGTACGGTGAAGAACTTGCTAAGATGTTCCACAATGCACTTATTAACAGTAAAGTTGATTTAATTACAGCGGAACTTGAAATTTGGGGCGATCCGTATTTTATACCAGACAGCGGAGTAGGAAACTTTACATCACCTAGAGGCGGCTCAAAAAATATTACAGCAAGCGGATCGTTAGATCATCAACGCAACGAAATAGACATTGTTGTTAATTTTAGAACTCCGGTAGATTATAACCAAGATGGCTCAATGCTGTTTCCGGGAGCAACTGTTGCTGTAGATAGTTTTAGCGGAGTATATCAAGTTATAACTGTTAACAGTAAAATAAGCGGAAATAAATTTACACAAACTTTAGAACTAGTAAGACGTAGAAATCAAAGTACAGAAGGAATAAGTGAAGCAAAAGCATTAGTTGAAAAACCAGGATGTGCAGGTGTTAATCCAAATCCAGGTTATGACGGAGAAGTTATAGGTAGTGATCCTAATGAAAGCACTACAACACAACCTAGCGAAATTGTTTCACCATATGGATCAAACGGCGAACTTGCTACAATACGTTCTAAAAACGGCAAGACAACACAAGTAGCAAAAGTTTATCAAGAACAGTTCCAAGCACTTATAGACGAATTAGAAAACGATTTAGGATACGAAGTGCGTACATTAGGCGGATATGTACAACGAACAGCAAGAGGATCTAGTAGTCCTAGTTATCATGCAAGCGGACTAGCAATAGATATTAATGCGGCAGAAAACCCAATGGTTAGACCAAGACCTGACGATGCACCCGAACCTACAGATATGCCATCAGGTGGCACAGGAAGTGCAATTAGTGCTTTAGCGTCCAAACACGGATTAGGTTGGGGAGGCGACTGGAACAGTGCAACAGATTCTATGCATTTTAGTGCAGCTAAAAGTGAAGGCGGGTCGTTAGATTGGCCTAGAAATGGATTAATTCCTGGAGGCGAACCTCCGCCACAACCAGCAGAACAACCTAGCACAGAAACTTCAAGAGAGCCTGAGCAGAATAATCAAACATCGGATGTTGTTGACGACACCGGTGGCGTACAAAATGTACGTCCAAGACCAGGTGGTCAAATGTCTAGAGCATGGGATAGATCATATGGTAATACACACAATAGAGATGGCACACCTAAACAGAGTTATGTAGTATCTTTAGCGGCCGCTAACAATCCAGTAAGCGGAGTAAACGCTGTAGTAAAACAAGAAACGTTCCAGTCAGGTCAGTTTGGAGAATCAACTCTTAGGCCGTATTTCCCAACAGAAGCACGTGATGATTTATATGATGTACGTTCAGGTGATAAAATTAAAGCCATTGCTAATTTTTATACTAATCAAGGTGTAGAAACATCTAATGCAGTAACTAGAACACAATCCGGTATCACCTATAACGAGTTCGGAGATCCGGTATATACTGGTAACAGAGGCACAACAGCAATCTAATGGCACAAAGTAGAAGATCCAATCGTAAAAATTTACAAAATATGGGCTCAGGACCATATGAAGCCATTGTGGTTAGTAATCTTGATACTACTTACATGGGGTCATTAAAAGTTGATGTTTTAAAATCTAGTACAGCAGGTAGTGTGCCAGAGCGTTTAGGTACATCAATTGAAGTTAGATATTTGTCACCATTTTACGGTGTTACAAATATAAGTCATGCTACAGCAAATGACGGCTATGCAAGCTCACAAAAAAGTTACGGTATGTGGTTTGTACCTCCAGATGTAGGTGCAAGGGTAATGGTTATCTTTGCAGAAGGAGATGTATCACAAGGTTTTTGGATAGGTTGCATTCAGGATAAGTTTATGAACTTTATGATTCCTGATGGTAGAGCGTCTACAGAACTTACAACACCTGCTACACCAGACAATATACAAGGCTTAAAATTGCCCGTTGCGGAATACAATAAAAGAGTTGAAAGCGGTAACGGTAGAGATCAAACTAGATATGCAAAACCTTACAACAAAGATTTTACACAAACACTAGAAATACAAGGTTTAATTAGAGACGAAAACAGAGGAACAACTTCCTCAAGTGCTAGACGTGAAGTACCTAGTTCTGTTTTTGGTATTAGTACACCAGGGCCGATAGATAAACGTATAGGTGCACCTAAAGGATTAGTTGGTGAGTCAGGATTAAAGCATTCTAAATTTGTTAACAGACTCGGCGGCTCAAGTTTTGTTATGGACGACGGTGATGACAAAATTTTAAGAGTTTCACATGCATCAGCAGGACCTCCTGTGTACGCAAATATAGAAGCAGGTGAACTTTACGGTAATACTACTATTCCGCATAACGAATTAACACGAATACGAACACGTACAGGCCATCAAATATTGATGCATAATTCGGAAGATTTTGTTTACATTGCTAACAGTAGAGGCACAGCATGGGTTGAACTTACTAGTGACGGTAAAATTGATGTTTACGGAACTGACAGTATTTCAATACATAGTGACTCAGACATAAACTTAACAGCAGATAGAGATGTTAACATTGAAGGTGGTCGAAATGTTAATGTTAGAGCAAGTGCTAGATTTGACGGATTTGAAGGAAGTGGTACTGGTAACGTTTGTATTGAAAGTGCAACTGATACTAAAATGTTAGCAGAAGCAAACTTCTTAACAAATGTTAAAGGATATCAAGAAACTAAAGTTACAGGATATCAAAAAACTTTAGTTGAAGGTGATATACACCATCATACAAATGCTAACATATATATTTTAGCAGACTTGCAAGGACATATCCGTACAGCAGAAGATATGTTTATTAATACTGATACAACACTTAATATTGTAGGTAAGGAAAATTATCTTACATCAACAGAAGGCGCTATTAACATAAAAGCCTCGGGCGGTAATGTTGAAGTTGATGGTGAAACGGATATTAATTTGAACAGTGATACATCAACAGCAGGCACTAACGCTACAGACGCTGAAGATGCTGTAGACTTTATATATTTGCCAAAGTGGTCAGTGCCAAAAACATCGCCAGGTACAGACGTACCGTCAGACATAAGCACGTTTGTAAAAAGGATGCCAAGCCACGAACCATATGCACATCACGAAAATTTAAATCCTATTATGTATAAATCTACTAGGACAGATATAACTGATCCAACTGGCTTAACAGATGGACAATTACAACGTAGTCCAGACACATTTAGAAAAAGTTTCTCAGGTGGAACAGCAGAAGCCGCAGCAAGTGCTTCAGGTCCACCACCGGGTACAAGCGGAGTAGATCCAGTAACATCAACAGGCAACGACAGATCACCGCAACAAAGATTTACCACAGTAGGTCCTGATGGTAACATATTAGATGTAATTGGTCAAGCAGAAGGTGCAGGATACAATACAGTATTTGGTGGTGTTTCAACTACAGCAAGACAGTACTTTGGTAAAGACTTAGTAAACTTAACAATTGAAGAAGTTATTGAGTGGCAAGAATTTGCTATTGGTGAAGGTAGTTCTAGTGTTGCTGCAGGGAAGTATCAAATAATCAATAAAACACTAGTGCGTCTAGTAGACGAACTTGGCGCAGCATCTAGAACTGATAAATTTAATCAAATAACACAAGATAAGTTATGTAGAAAACTTCTACAAATTAGAGGAATTGACGATTACTTAGCAGGCTCTAAATCAGAGCAATCATTCTGTAGAGCACTAGCACAAGAATGGGCAAGTTTACCAGTTACATTTAGACAGCAAGGACAACGAAGAACTGTTACAGCAGGAGAAAGTTATTATGCCGGAGACGGGCTAAACAAGTCAAGAATATCGCCAGCAGATTTAATTGCTTCTGTTAGAAATATAAAAGAAACTGGTTACGCATAGAGGGTAAATATACATAATGAGTACTTTAGAAAAAAATATTTACAAAAGAGTTAGTGTAGGCAGTGCTAAAGAACCTAGTAAGCCTGCTTCTAGTGCGTCTTACAGATCAATAAGCACAGTTAATCCTGCAAACGAAGGGTATAGACTTTATGATCTTGCTGTTATTAAGCAAGACATTATTAACCATTTTCATATTAGACAAGGCGAAAAACTTGAAAACCCTGAATTTGGTACAATTATTTGGGACGTATTATTTGATCCACTAACAGACCAACTTAAAAGTGCTATCATAGAAAATGTAGAAGCTATTATTAATTACGATCCTCGTGTTGTTGTTGATAATGTTATTGTTGATACTTATGAAAGCGGCATACAAATTGAATGTACTCTAATATATTTAAACTACAGCATTGCTGAAGCCATGACATTACAATTTGATAGAGATGCTGGCTTACTTGCATAAAGAATTAACTACGTACATTACACTTTATAATAAATACGTTATATGAGGAAATTAGATGTCAGCTACGGATAGACAAAACAGATTATTAGTTGCAGAGGATTGGAAAAAAGTATATCAATCTTTCCGCAACGCCGACTTTCAAAGTTATGACTTTGATAATTTAAGACGAACAATGATAGAATACCTTAGGACTAACTATCCTGAGGATTTCAACGATTACATTGAGTCAAGCGAATACCTTGCACTAATTGACTTAGTTGCATTTCTTGGACAAAACTTATCCTTTAGAATCGATCTTAACGCAAGAGAAAATTTCCTCGAACTTGCTGAAAGACGCGAATCTGTACTAAGACTAGCAAGACTACTAAATTATAATCCTCGTAGAAATCAATCTGCAAATGGCTTATTAAAGTTTACAGCGGTTAGTACAACAGAGGATCTATTAGACTCAAATGGTACAAATTTATCAGGGCAAACTATCCAATGGAATGATAGTACAAATGCTAACTGGTATGAACAATTTATTAAAGTACTTAATACAGCACTACCTGTCAATGGTGTGTTTGGTAAGCCAAACAAAAGTGAAACAGTATCAGGTATATCTACAGACCAATACAGACTCAACGGTGTAAACACAGATGTTCCTGTTTATGCATTTGAAAAGCCTGTTGAAGGTAAAACTACACCATTTGAAATTGTGTCTACTGATATCCAAGATGGAAGTTTAATAGAAGAAGCACCTGTTCCAGGAAATAACTTTGCGTTTATGTATAGAAATGATACACAAGGTCCTGGCAGTAGCAACACAGGATTTTTTGCACACTTCCGTCAAGGTAGATTAGAAAGCGGCCAGTTTAACGTAGCACAACCAACACCAAATTCAACAGTGTCTATTGACACACCAAATATAAATGATTCAGACGTATGGTTGTTTGGACTAGACGGCAATAACAATGAATCTGATATATGGACAAAACTTGATGCTGTAGAAGGCAACAATGTAATCTACAACAGCATTAATAAAAAGATAAGAAATATTTATAGTGTACTAACAAGAGTTGACGACAGAATTAATTTAGTTTTCTCAGATGGTGTTTTTGGTAACTTACCAAAAGGTAACTTCAAAGCATATTATAGAACAAGTGAAAATAGAAACATGGTTATTACACCAAGTGCTATAAACAATGTTGCTATTAATTTACGCTACCTAAGTAAAAAAGGTAGAGTGCAAACTCTTACTATTACAATGGGGCTACAAACAACTGTAGCAAATAGTTCAAGAAGCGAAAGCAATTTAAGTATTAAACAAAATGCTCCAGCAACTTACTATACTCAAAACAGAATGGTTACAGGTGAAGATTATAATGTTGCACCTTTAGGAGTTAGTCAAGAAATTGTAAAAGTAAAAAGTGTAAACAGAACATCAAGTGGTATTTCAAGATACTTTGATTTAATTGATTCAACAGGAAAATATAGTAATACAAACCTATATGGTAATGACGGTGTTCTGTATAAAGAGTATGTAACTAACAGATCAAGTTTTAATTTTACTACACAAACAGATATTGAAGGCATCATTATTAACAACATTGAGCCTATTCTAGCAGATCAAAAAGTTAAGCATTATTACTTAGATAAATTTCCAAAAATTAATACATTTGATTTAAACGTGTTTTGGAATGTAGTTAGTGAAGACACAAATACATTTACAGGTAACTTCCAATCAGCAGACGGAACTGGTTACAATGTTGGTACATTTACAACAAACAGTTTAAAATATATTGAAGCAGGTACAGCAGTTAAATTCCAAGCACCTGAAGGCTTCCACTTTATGCAAGATGGTTCGCTTATGGCAGGTGCAGCAGATCATGCAGGTAGCTCATTATACAAGTGGACAAAAGTTGTAGCAGTTGCAGGCAACGGTTTAACTGTAGGATTGTCAGATACACAAGGTGCTATTGCATTAGCAGACAAAATACCAAGCCTATGTAGACTTATACAAGTTCGTCCTAAACTAGCAAGCAGTCTTATAGACGATGTGAAGGTAGAAATTATTGATCAAACTTTTGCATACAATGACTTTGGTTTACGTTACGATGATGTAAACAGAGTATGGAGATTAATTAAAGCAAGCGACCTAGACAAGAAAAGTAATTTTAGCACAGGTTTTGCAGGCAACGTTAGCAACGGAAATCTTGATGCAAGTTGGTTGTTGTTATTTGAAACAAACGGCGAAACATACAAAGTAACTTACAGAGGTTTAAGATACGTATTTGAAAGTGATAGAGAAATTAAATTCTACTACGACAGTGGTGATAAAATTTATGATTCACAAACTGGTAAAACAATTAAAGACAAATTGAGTGTTTTAAGTATCAATACACAGCCTGATAGCACATCTCCATTTACAGATAATTTTGATTTTGATATTTTAGAGTCTTATAGAGATAAAGAAGGTTATGTAGATACTAAAAAAATAGAAATAACTTTTGCTGACAAAGACGCAGACGGCATTATTGACGATCCTGAATTATTCTTACATATTGTTGACGAAGACACAGCACCGTTAACAAAACTTATTATACACGAAAAGTATTTTACAGAAGCAGGCGTTGAAGACTTTAGATATGTTGATGCTACTGACATACAGATTTTAGAATCTCAAACAGCAATTCAACCGTTAAGCACATATACAGACGGCCAACTATTTTACTTTAGAGATGCAGATGTATTTAAAAAGTTAAATGGAACAACACTAGAATTAGAAACTAACAGTGATTACAAAGCGTTTGTTGGTAGAGACAAGTTAAAGTTTCATTATGTGCATGTTGCAGATACTAACAACAGAATAGATCCAAGTGCAAGCAATATGATTGACACATATATGCTTACAAAAACTTATGACAGAAATTATAGACTTTACTTAGATGGACAACTTTCACAAAAACCGTTACCACCAAGTTCAGATGAATTATTTAGATCTTATGGTGCAGAGTTAAACAAGATTAAATCCATCAGTGATGAAGTTGTTTACCATCCTGTAAAATATAAAGAATTATTTGGTAGTGCTGCAAAGTCAGACCTACAAGCAACATTTAAATTAGTAAAAAATCCAGGTGTTGTACTAAACGATAATGATATTAAAACAAGATGCATTGAAGCAATTAATCAATATTTTGCTTTAGAAAATTGGGATTTTGGAGATACTTTTTACTTCCAAGAATTAGCAACTTACATTATGAATAGACTTGCACCTGACTTAGTCAGTGTTGTGATTGTACCAAACCAAGTTACACAGGGGTTTGGTAGTTTATTTGAAATAAGAAGTGAAGTTGACGAAATTTTTATTAATAGTGCAACTGTTTCAGACATTGAAATAATAGATCAAATTACTGCAACTAGATTAAATGCATCAGGCAACGTTGTTACTTCAAGTGAAACAACAAATACTGGCATAACAAGCTCTGCTTCGTTTGCTAGTTCAAACAGCTCAAACAGCTCAAACAGCTCAGGAAGTTCGGGTAGTTCAAATAGTGGAGGTAGTTACTACTAATGTCTTACGATAACGATCAGACAGACGCACCTTTGCCAGCAGGCGGAAAAGGCGATAGAAAGAGTGTTGATTTACTTCCTAAGTATTTTAGAACACAAGCAAATAAGAAAATACTTTCTAGTACAATAGACCAACTTGTACAACCTGGCACAGCAGAAAAAATAAATGGTTACATGGGTCGTAAAAATGCAAAAGCATTTAAGGCTAGTGACACATATATTGCTGACGTTACACAACAAAGACAAGATAGGCAATTAGAACCTGCTACGGTATCAGTTGACGATTTAGGAAATGTAAACTTTTTTGCAGATTACACTGACTATGTTAACCAAGTTGGAAATTTCTCAGGTAACAATGAAAATCAAAGCAGATTAAATAGCCAAGAATATTATGCATGGAATCCTAATATAGATTGGGACAAGTTTACAAACTTCCGTGAATATTATTGGTTACCAAATGGTCCGCAAACTGTTTCAGTATTTGGAAAAAGTTTAGAAGAAGTAAGCACATATACAGTTACTACAGAAGACCAAGGCGACAACGTAGTATACAAATTTTCGCCTCCAGGTTTTGAACCAAATCCTGCACTTACTTTGTATAGAGGACAAACATATACATTTGAAATAGACACACCAGGACATCCGTTTTCATTCTCAACTGATAGACGTTTTGCAGATGCACCGTTTACACTTGAAAAGCAAGATGACGGTAGTTATAAAGTTATATCAGGTAGTGCAGAAAATGTATCAAGTCTTTATGTACAAGGACTTACCGCAACAGATTTAGAAGGTAATGAAATTGATCCTGTAAATGTTGAAAAAGGTAGAATAACATTTACTGTTCCGTTTGAAGCACCTGAACAATTATATTATACTAGCAGAAGTGACATTAACACAAGTGGTTATGTTAAAGTTTTTGATATTATCGAAAATACACAAATTGATGTTAATGAAATTATTGGCAAGAAAACATACACAAGTTCAAATAAAGTACAATTTACTAATGGACTAAAAGTTAAGTTTGCTGGTAGAGTAACTCCA